CCTCGCCGGTTTTTTTAATTACGTCCAAAGCGAGTCCTCAACGATCCGCTGTACTGTCCTTTGCACCAAATCGTCGTGCATCGAGATTTCTTGACTATGGGTTTTATACCATCCACCCATTGCAAATCCAGATTTTAATAGTTGCCCGTCTAGATAGAGTCTAAATCTTGCACCATCTGTTTCAACCTCAAATCGAATCGCAATTCGTCGTTGCGATGGTATGAGAAATATAGTCTTGTTAGGTAGTAACTGTGTGCGTGTCAATTTTTCTCTCCTCGGCTTGTTTCGCGTTAGCGTCATTGCTAACTTCTAATAAGAAAGATAACGCTTTTCTTTTCCCTGTCAACACTTTCTTTGATAATAATCAAAAATAGTTTGAGCCATTGCGTTTTTACCCTCCACTGCATATATTACTATATATGCTAATGATTGACAGAACAAAACTAAACGAGGCGATGGCAGACGCAGAGATCGACAGCTACCGCGAACTCGCCAAACGAGCCGGAACCTATCCGGCTCTTATATCTAATATGCTGACGGGTCGCTATAGCCCTACACTACGGACCGTGGGGCGGCTCTGTAGCGCGTTGGGTTGTCGGCCCGAGTCGATTATAGGGTATCACTTTAAAGACGTTGACGCGCCGTTACAGCGGCCTTAGATTAGAGACTATACTTCCTCGGTATACCTCCGTCGGACAAACCTTGTCGGTTTGGACTCCGACACCCCCGCCGCTCGGCCAGTTCTCCTCGGTTCTGGTCGAGCGGTTTTTTATTTGCCCTAACTCATCCGAAAAAAGGAACCTTCAAAACCTCCAAAAGGGCTTTTGAAGGTTTTGAAGGTTCTTTTCTGACGTAGCCCTTCCTATTTGGTTTACATAACCCAACGCCCTATACCCTATAAGCTATAGCTAATAGGTTTACATAATACCGACTATACCCCATAGGTCACCAAGTAAGCACCAAGTAACCGCGTTTTTACTTGGTGACACTTAACCTCTTGTTTCTTTAATAACTTATAAGACTTTTATCTTTTTTGTGTACAAGTAAAAAAAGCTTACTTGGTGACATTAAGTATATTTAGAATATAGGACTTATGCAAATGTCACTAAGTAAAACGCCTTTTTTCTCACGTGTATAACAAAGCGTTTTTTCTCTAAAAAAAATCAACCAACGGTTTTTACCCTGTTTACCTGTGCACGGCTTGTAAGTCCTTTATTCTAAATAGGGTTAAGGTCACCAAGTAAATTTTTTTTACTTGGCACATACTTGGTATACTCGTACACCGACCAACAAGCAGGGAAAATATTTCCTATCTGGCTTGTGGGTGTTCCACGTGGAAAGGTTTACATAAGGGCTTGTGGATCGCTCATTGATTATATATATTTTTCGTAAACAGGAGGACGTTATTGCAATTACGCGAGGATATACCAAATTTTAGTTGGGAAGAGGTCTTATCGGGATTCGCACCGGATGCGCGTTTTTGGGCGCACATGAAGAATCTGCAAAAGTTGCGCGATTGGTGGGAGGCACCGCTTCGGATCACTTCGGGATTTCGATCCCCGAAACACAACGACGCGATTGGTGGCGCGTCTAAATCTCAGCATATGATATTTGCGACGGATATAGTGCCGTCGGTCAAGTCTCCGCACCTGCCGCACCCGATACTGCCGGAGGCTCTCGACCTTATTGCCGATAAAGCCGAGGAGCTTGGATTTACCGGCATCGGTCGATACGATATATTTATCCATTTGGATATGCGGCCCAATGTGGCGAGGTGGGACGAGAGGACGAAGTTTTGAAAGTAGAACGACGCAAAATATCAGAACTGAAAAGCGACCCTGCCAACGCTCGCAAGCACTCACCACGGAACCTTAAGGCCATACGCGACTCGCTCGACGTATTTGGGCAACAGAAACCCATCGTCGTTGACTCGCGTGGCGTAGTCATTGCCGGAAACGGAACGCTTGAAGCGGCGCGGGAATTAGGATGGGACGAGATCGACGTAGCGGTCACCGACCTTGATCCGGCCCACGCGCAAGCGTTCGGCATTGCCGACAACCGAACCGCCGAGCTTGCTGAATGGGATACGGATGTATTGGGCCAACTCTTAGAGGGCATGGACTCCGATCTGGCTGATATATTATCAATAGACGACCTTGAACTGCCCGACAGCATTGACGGCGGCGAGCAAGTCGAAGGCTTGACCGACCCCGACGAGGTGCCAGAACCGCCAGAGGAGCCGACCACGCAGACGGGCGACTTGTGGCTCTTGGGGGAACATCGTCTGCTGTGTGGGGATTCTACGAGCGCAGAAGATGTTGGGCGGTTGATGGATGGGGCGAAGGGTGATCTATGCATTACTGACCCGCCTTACAATATAAATTATGGAACGATTAAGCACCCTAAATTCAAGCAACGACATATACAAAACGACAATATGGCAAGGAGTGAATGGGAAGATTTTTGCTCTGAATTTACTAATAATATAAAATTATATACAACAGGATGTGTTTATGTTTTCGGCCCTCCCGGACCGGATGGTCGAGTTATGTTTTCTGTTTTAGACAATTGCATGCATTATTCAACTGTCATAATTTGGAACAAAGATGTTTTTACTTTAGGTAGAGGTAAATATCAAAATAAATATGAGCCCTGTTGGTTTGGTTGGGTAAATGACGGGAAAAATTTCTGTGACAAAAGGAACTTAGTGAATGTTTGGGATTTTCCTCGTCCCAAAAAGTCAGAAGATCACCCAACAATGAAGCCGATTGATTTAATAAAAAAACCCATTGAGGATGCGTCTTTGAGAGGCAATAAAATATATGACCCCTTCCTCGGCTCCGGCACAACCCTTATCGCCGCCGAGCAACTTGGGCGCAAATGCTACGGGATGGAGATTGACCCCAAGTATTGCGACGTGATCGTCAAGCGGTGGGAAGAGTTCACCGGCCAGACGGCGACAAGAGAGACCGCGAGCAAGACGGCGACCAGAGAAAACGAACGGACATAAAATAGTATGGGTAGAAAAGCCGCAAAAATAGACGAGGAGCAGGTCCGTGCATTGGCGCGGCTTGGCTGTACGTGGGACGAGATCGCCGATGTAATACAGGTGAGCCGCACGACGTTTGGCAAATACCTCAAGCAAAAGAAAAGCCTACGCGAGGCATACGAGCGCGGCCTATCCGAGGGCGACGTTTCAATCCGTCGGGCGCAATACGACGCGGCGATGTCGGGTAAGTCGGCTATGTTGATCTGGCTCGGCAAGAATCGCTTGAACCAGACCGACCGCGTGGAGACGACGCGAACGGGCGCAGACGTTGCGTCGGAGTTCCGTAAAGCCCTCGACGCTATTGACGACCAGATGGGCGGGAGCGATTGACGGGAGTCCTTCCGAAAAGATGGACACCGCTCCGGCCAATAGATGTCCAGATACAAGCCTATCGCGGCACCCATCGCTTCAACACTTTTCCTTGTGGCCGTCGCTCCGGCAAAACGGAACTGATCGGCAAGAGGCGACTGATACACCGGGCGTTGCGCGGGAGCGACTACCCAACGCCGCGCTACTTTGCCGCGGCACCGACCCGCGACCAAGCCAAGCGGATTTTCTGGTCAGACCTCAAGGCACTGGTCGCGCCCGAATGGCGAGCGACCGAGCCAAGCGAGAGTGAGTTGATTATACGACTGGCGAACGGCGCAGAAATCCATGTCCTCGGACTCGACAAACCAGAGCGGATTGAGGGTGTCGGGTGGGACGGTGGAGTGCTTGACGAATACGCCAACATGAAGCCGACGGTCTGGCAAGAGCATATCCGTCCGGCCCTGTCAGACCGCAACGGGTGGTGTGACTTTACAGGCGTTCCAGAGGGCCGAAACCATTACTACGATCTCGACCAATATGCGAAGGCTCAAATGCTCGCACACGGGCCAGAGAGTGAATGGGGTTCCTATCATTGGGTGAGCGCGTTAGTCCTCCCAGAGGGCGAGATAGAGGCCGCACGGCGGCACATGGACGCGTTGACGTTCGCCCAAGAATACGAAGCGAGTTTTATAAACTTTCAAGGTCAAGCGTATTACGCGTATTGCGAGGACCACCTACGGACGGACCTTGAATATAATCCGCGTGAGCCGCTGATCTTTTGCTTTGACTTCAACGTCTCGCCCGGGGTGGCGGTTGTCTGCCAAGAGTTGGACGACCCGGCGACAGGGGCCGAGGTGACGGTCGTTATTGGCGAGGTGCATATACCCCGCAACAGCAATACCATAGCCGTCTGTGGGCGACTCATAAACGATTGGGCGAATCACGAAGGAATTGTCTATATTTACGGGGATGCAACAGGCGGGGCGCGAGGGACAGCCAAGACCTCGGGCAGTGATTGGGACATAGTCCAGTCGGAGCTTGGGCAATTCTTCGACGTATACATGCGCGTCCCGAGGGCGAACCCTTCGGAGCGTTCACGCGTCAACGCAGTCAACACGCGACTGGTTGACGGTGAGGGCGAGATTAACTTGTATGTTAACCCCGACGCGGCCCCGAACCTCCACAAGGACCTTGAAGGGGTGCGCGTACTAGAGGGCGGTTCTGGCGAGATCGACAAACGCTTCGACCCGCGCCTATCTCATGCGTCTGACGCATTGGGTTATTATATTGTGGCAGAGCATCCGATAGACGCACCAGAAAAAATCTCGTCATGGGATTTAGACGAGATATAAAGTTTTTACTATAGACGGCGACACTATAGAGGGCAATAGATGAACTATTTTGATTTCGCACACGACGACGAGGCGGCAGACAGCGCAACGGTAGCAACCCCGAACGCGGCGTATAAGCGCATGGCGCGACGGTGGGCCTTGCCTCAAATCCTCATGGAGGGAACGCTCGCCATGAGAGACGCGGGGCGGCAATACCTGCCGCAGTATCCGAAAGAGTCGGACGACCGCTACCAGACGCGCCTCGCCAACTCCGTGCTCTATGATATGTATCGGGATATAGTGACGACCTACTCGGCGCGTCCCTTCTCGGCTCCGGTCCAGTTGGCCGAGGATGCGGATATATTTTTTCAAATGCTCGCCCAGAACGTAGACTTGACCGGGCGCAATCTTACGACGTTTGCGAAAGAGCGACTGCAAGACCTGCTCGTCTACGGCAAGACACATATCCTCGTTGAATACCCGAACACGACGAAGTTACAGGATATGCTCGGACGCGAGTTGACACTGGCCGACGAACAAGAACTACAACTGCGGCCCTACATGGTTGGCATCTCGCCGCCATCAGTAATCAACTGGCAGGGCGAGCGCGTAGGAGGCGTGGAGCAACTAACCCGCTTGCAGGTGCGCCACGTTGTCGATGTGCCGTCCCAGACGAACCGATGGGCAACGCGCCCGGTGCATTACGTTGTCGTCTGGATGCCGGACATGATCGAACTCTGGGAAAGAGTCTCGGGCGACGAAGAAGAAGAACAGTGGGAACAGGTCGCCGAATACCCCAACACGCTTGGCAAGATTCCGCTCGTCACGATCTACGCCAACCGCAAGGGCTTGCTTGAATGCGAGCCACCTCTTGAGGGCTTGGCGCATCTCAACGCCAAGCACTGGCGCAACCAGTCCGACCAAGACAATATCGAATCTGTGGCGCGTGTGCCTATGCTGTTCTTCCGTGGGTTTAGCAAGGAAGATGTCGCATCGGTTGAGATTGGGCCGTATAAAGTTTTCGGCAACAAAGACCCGCAGAGCGATGTCGAGGTCATAGAGACCGACGGGTCAGCCGTCAAGGTCGGCTCCGATGCGCTCCGGCAATTAGAGCAACAGATGGAAAGCCTCGCATTGGCTCCGGTCGAGCGGAAGAGCGGCAACCCTACCGCCACGGAACTGGCGATAGAGGCAAGCCGTGAGATAAGCGACCTTGAGGCCTACGTCATGCTATTAGAGGACGGACTACAGCAAGCCCTCGCACTGTCGGCAGAGTGGGCCGGACGCGCCTTAGACGCTCCGGCGGTCTCTATTAGCGAAGATTTAGGATACAGCGCGGCGACGGGCCGCGAACTGGAAGAAATCCGCGAGGACTACAAACTCGGCGTATTGGATCGCCGCACCTATTTAGCCGAGCGCAAGCGAAGGGGGCTATACCATGAGGCTGTCGATGTTGAAGAAATACTGGCAGGACTTGAAACAGAAAATCCATTTATGGTGGATGGACCTGCTCTCGTAGAGGAGTCCGCTATCGCTGAGGAATCTGCTTGAACAAGCAAGTTGACATCCGCGACCTCGGCGAATCGTTGACGCTCAACGAAGAGGTCATGGACCGCGTTATCCGGCATCAAGCATATCTGCAACAGTTGGGCGGGACGGAGGTCAAGAAGGTCAACGCACTGCTTGACGACATGGAGCAAGATATCCTCGCGCAGTTGATTCGCCGCTATGAGAAGATCGGCCAGTTGGGCGTTGACCCGGGCGTGGCGACGACGGCGCGAATGAAAAAGCTATTTGGCTATTTACGCGCAATAAATGACCGACGGTTTCGCGAGGCGCGGCAGGGCTTGACTCCATTACTCGCAGAGCTTTCGCGGGACGAGGCCGAATGGGTGGCCAACCTGCTTGACGAAGCGTCGCCGGTTGTCTTGGATACAACCATTCCCTCGGCTGAGTTGTTGCGGTCGATTGCGATCAATACGCCGATAGACGGGACTCCGTTATCGGGATGGTTTAGCAAACTGCAACGCTCAACACAGGAAGAGCTTGAACGCGCCATTAGGCTTGGCGCGGCAGAGGGGCAGACGGTCGGGCAGATGGTGCAACGGGTGCGCGGAACGAGGGCCAACAAGTTTACCGACGGCATCCTCTACACAACCCGCCGCAAGGCTGAGGCCATCGTTCGCACCTCAATAAACAACGTCTCGAATGCGGCCCGGCAGGAGACTTTCGCCCAGAACGACGATATTATAAAGGGCATTAAATGGGTGGCGACTTTAGACACGCGCACCTGTCCGGTTTGCGGTGGTCTGGATGGTAAAGTGTTTAACCCCGGCACGGCGCACCGTCAGCCACCGGCCCACATAAATTGCCGGTGTACGATGACCCCGGTCTTGAAAAGCTACCGCGAGTTGGGGCTTGACGTGGCTGACGCGCCGGTCGGTGCTCGCGCCTCAATGAATGGCGCGGTGCCGTCAGACGTTACATATAATAAATGGCTCCGGCGACAACCCAAAGAGGTGCAAGACCAGATACTCGGCCCAAGCCGCGCGGCTCTCTTTAGGGGGAACAGGATCAAAATAAATGAGTTTACTAATAACAACGGGAAACTGCTAACACTCCCGCAATTAAAAGCCCTTGAAAAAAGAAAAAGGGCTTCGTAAAATAATACAGGCGCGAGTCGCCCGTATCACTTGAAACCCTGCCGAGTTGCAGGTATCACCGAAGGGGATACAATGCTTAAACCTATATACGAATCTGCCGACGATATACCGGAGAACTTGAAAGAGTATTATGCGGAATCAGACGCGGGTGGTTATATTTTGTCAGTGTCCGACGAGAGCGGATACGCGTTGGAAAATGTGCAAGGGCTTAAATCCACGCTCGGCAAACTCAAAGACCGGGCGACTAAAGCAGAGGACGGCCTTAAGCAGTACTCTGCAATAGGGCGAAGCCCGCAAGAGTTGGCCGAGGCATTAAATCAACTGGAGTCAATGCAAATCTCACAAGGCGAAGAGTCTGAGGCTATTTCTCGGATGAAGGCCGAACTTGAGAGCGTCAAGCGATCCGCTCGCGAGAATGTCGAAAAGGCGACCGCGCCCATACAAAGTCTTGCCGACGCTCGCATGGAGCAGATCAAAAATTTATTGATTGACAGCCAGTTGCAAAATGCAATCATAGAGGCGGGAGGAAATCCGCGCCTTTTGATGCCGATACTCAAGAACGAGGTCCGCGCACGAACTGACGAAGAGGGGAAAGTTGTTGTGGAGATCGTTGACGGCGAAGGAACGCCGCGAATAAAGGGGCAAGACTTGACTCCTATGGGGTTTGCTGACCTCGTAGCCGAGCGAAGAAACGACCCAGACCTCGCGGTGGCATTCAAGGCCAACGGTCACTCTGGAGGTGGAACAACACCAGACAGCACGACTCAGCAGGGTGGTGCGCGGCGTGAATTCACGCCGGACGAGGTTTCGTCAATGTCGTTAAACGAATACAGACAGGCGCGAGAGCAGGGACTCATTCCCGCATAAAGAGCGGACCCTTGCGTAGTGCCATAATAAACAAGAGGATTTTAGGAAATGGCTAATACGTTTCTAACCCCGAGTATAATTGGCCGCGAGGCTTTGTTGATTCTTGAAAACGAACTGGTTGCGGCTAACCTGTTCAATCGTGGATATGCTGACGAGTTTCGCGGCGCGAAGGTTGGCGATACAATCGCCGTCCGTGGCCCTGCGAGCTTTACGGCTCAAGAGTTCACGACCACGACCACAACGCAAGACGCGACCGAATCAAGCCGCGACTTGACGCTTGAAAAGCATTTTGACGTTACTTTTGCCGTTACGTCAAAGCAGTGGACGCTTAATCTTGAAAACTTCCGTCAGCAGTTGCTTGAGCCTGCCGTGGTAGCTATCGCGCAGAGCATCGACAGCTATATCCTCGGCAAGGGTTCCCAGATTCCCAACTTTGTTGGGACTGCCGGAGACCCGCCCGACTCATTGGCTGACATGGTTGGCGTTGTCAAGAAACTTGACGACCTCAAGGTGCCGACGCGTGGCCGTATGTGTATTCTCGACAGCCAAGCTAAGGCCGATATGCTCGGCAACGTGACGCAGGTTCTACAGGCCGACCAGCGCGGTGACGACGGCTCTGCGCTCCGTGAGGCGAGCATGGGCCGCATCCTCGGCATGGATTACTACATGGACCAGAATGTCGCCACGCACGATACCAACGGTCCCACGGGCTACCTCGTAAACAATGGAGCCGGTTTTGCCGCAGGTGCAACGACCTTGACCGTTGACACGGGTAGCAACACCATCGTTGCCGGTGATGTTTTTACGGTTGCAGGTGACACCAAACAGCACGTAGTCCTTTCGACGAACGGCTCAACCTCTATCACGATTGAGGAGACCGGTCTCGGTGCCGCTGTTGCTGATAATGCCGCTCTGACGTTCCAGACGACTGACCATCAGATCAACATCGCCGGACACCCCAACGGGCTGTCTTATGCGGTTGTTCCTCTGGAACTGCCTTCGGGTGCGGCTCGCGCCGAATACATCGCCGACCGTGGTTTAGGCTTGCGTATCGTCTTTGACTACGACGGTTCGACCAAGACCGACACGATCAGCATTGACGTACTCTGTGGCGCAAAGGTAATACAGGGCGACCTGTTGACCCGCGTCTTGGGTTAATCTCGCGTCTTGGGCTAATCTTACCAGTAAGGGGCAGGGGGCGACTTCTGCCCCTTACTAAAAATTAGGGGCAACGATGGAAACTAAAGAACTGTACAAGGGCGACGAGACGGTGGTTGTTGATGCCGGATCAGATGCAGAAAAATACTGGAAAGGCGAGGGCTACAGTGAAGAAAAAGCCAAGCCGAAAAAGCGCGTCTCATTACGCGGCAAGAAATCAGAAAGCACCGGCACCTCGGACGAGGACAAATAAATAAATGGCTCTAATTGTAGAGGACGGTTCTGTCGTCCCCAATGCCGACAGCTATATATCGGTTGCCGATGCCACAACCTACTTTGAGAACCACGGCGACCCGCAACTCTGGCCCAACTCGCACCAAGATATAAAAGAGGGTGCGCTACGCTACGCGACCACGACCATTGACGGTATGTTTAAGTGGACCGGCGAGGTGTTCAGTTTAACGCAACCGCTCGGGTGGCCGCGCTCTGATGCGACCGACAACGAGAACCGAACCATACCGACCAACGCCGTGCCGGAGCGGGTGCGTTATGCAACGTGCGAACTTGCCCTGCTACATATTAGCAAGCCCTTAAACGAGAATTATGACAGGGGCGGCGACACTAAACTGGAGCAGGTCGGCCCCGTTCGCGTGGAGTATTTCTCTGGTGCCGCTGTAGAGCCGTATATGCCCATTCTGACGCGCATCATTGGCGGTCTGGGAACATGGCGCGGCGCGATGACGGGCGACTTAGACAGGGCTTAGAGGGCGTTTAAATGAATACAGCGGCAAAGGCTGACATGGCCTTGAGGCTTATAAAAAACCTCGGCACAACCTACGACCTCAATAGGGACACGCAGACCCCTGTCTCCGCTACGCCGTGGAAGGTGCAGTCCACCGCTACGACAAACCAAACCGTTTACGGCATCCTCGACGACTTCACGCACTCCCAGAGGGACGGCGTTGTCGTCAAAGACTCAGACCGGCAATATATCATAGCGGCCAAAGGGGACAACGGCGACTTTACGCCCGAACCCGGCGACGAGTTCGTAGACAATTCTAAAAAATTAGAAGTGATCGCCGTCAAGACGGTAAGAGCCGGAGCAACTGACGTAATACATTACTTGCACACACGGGCCTAATGTCGAACGAGCGCAATATTGAGGTGTTTAGCGTTGCCCTTGACGAGGCGTTAGAAGCGGCACAAGAGAGCGCAAACCAAGTCAAGCGAGCGGTGGCCCTTGACCTACTCTCGCGCATTGTAGACCGCACTCCGGTCGATACGGGCCGAGCACGGGCCAACTGGCAGGCCTCTCTCTCGTCGCCTCGGCTTGGCGAAGCCTCATATGCCAATAAGGACAAACTCCCGCAGGGCAGACAGGAGTCTGCTGTCGCCGGTCGCGCCAAAGCTAAAGGGGCGGCGATACTAAGAAACGCCCAAGAGGGCCAAGACATTTGGATCACTAACAACCTGCCCTATATCAATCGCCTTGAAACAGGCACATGGAGCGACCAAGCCCCGCAGGGTATGGTTGCCATATCTATTGCAGAGGTTCAGCAAGCCCTAAAACTAAGGCGTGACCTATGAGTTTCTCGACTACCTACGACACGATCTTGACCCGGTTCAAAGGTCAGATGGACACGCTCCGGCCCTTAGTGCCGATAGCGTGGCCTAATATGCCGTTCGACCCGTTAGACGACTTCAACCCTGCAACGCATCAAGGATGGGCGCGGATTGGGGTGCAGGGGGGCGAACAACTACAGGCATCTATTGGCGGGACGAGCAATCGCCGATGGAGACAGGTTGGCAATATCTTAGTGCAGGTGTTTACGCCAACCGACGAGGGCGCGAATACCGCTCTGGCAATCGCCGACGATGTTGGCGCGGCCCTGCGCGGTATAACGATTAGTGGCGTTGTATTTAAAGCGTCAAGCGTTGTCCCTGTTGGGCGCGAGGGAGACGACCCGTATTATCAAGTGAACATAAACACGCCGTTCAGATACGATCTGATGGCGTAACAACAGAGGATTAAACAATGGCAGATAGTAACCAGATACAGGTCTCCTATACGCGAGAGTCTACTTGGGGGACAACGCCATCCGCCGACTTTGAAGCCTTCCCGATTACGGGCGGCGCGATGGCGTATGGCGTGGAGACGGTGCGCTCGCAGACGGTGCGCTCGGACGCACAACTTGCCGACAGCAAGCGCGTGGGTATCTCGCCCACGGCGAACTACGATTTCGAGCTGGCGGCGCGAATCTATGACGACTTCATGCGGTCGGCTGTTCGCTCAGATGCCGACTGGTCAACCAATGCATCCGTTTCGGGTGCCACAGATATTGCCGCAGTCAACTCGGGTAATGTTTTTACGTCGTCGTCAACGGACTTCACCGCGTCAAATATCGCGAAAGGACAATGGATTTACGTCAGCGGGTTTACAACCGCAGGGAATAATGGATGGTTTAAGGTTTCCACTATTGCCGCAAATAGCTTGGGCGTTACTGGTGCAACCTTGACCGACGAAGCCGCAGGTGACTCTATCACAATGGAAGGCTCTTATGTCTGGTCTGGTAGCACGGAACATAGCTACTCCCTGCAACAGCAATACCAAGACTTGACCAACCGGTACCACCTTATGACGGGTGCGCGGCTCAATGCGTTTTCACTCAATCAAACGCCCGGCGGCATTATTACCGCGTCCTGTGCGTTTGATGGTAAGGACCGCGCACAAGCATCGGCAAAAGCCGGAAGTGGCACAGTCAACGCCGCACCTGCCGAGGATGTAGCGAGCGAGGTTGACGGATTCGGTGCGCTCTGGATTGGTGGCTCTGCCGTCTCTTACGATGTGATGGAGTTGTCGCTTAATGTCTCGATTCCGAACCGACCGGCGAAAGGCTTGGGGTCTTTGGCTCGAACCCGTATGCCGCAAGGTAGCCCCGAGGTCACCGGCTCGTTCTCGGTCTATCTTGACGATAACACTTGGGCCTTAGATACGGACTGGGAGAACTTCACCAAGCAAGCCCTGTCCTTCTCTATCGACTTGGGCAACGACGACCGTTTCTTGATCGACCTGCCGCAGGTCGCTTTTACGACGGAGCCGGGAACTAACCCCGGTCTGGACGGCGACGTAATGCTGTCGTTCGACTTCGCCGCAGAACCGGGCGGGTCGCATGGATCGGGTAGCGCAGAGAAAACGATTGTCATTTCTCGCACCCAGACCTAAGCGATAAATAAGTAACCCAGACCCTACAACAAAAATCTGGCCGGATAGGTGGGTGCGTCTTTGTAGGGGGACGCACCCGCCGACCAACCCCTACAAGAGGTTTACCTTATGGATTTTGCAAAGCATTACCGAACGGACGAGACCGGCGAGGCCGAGGGCGTTTGGATTGACTGGGCCGAGGGGACGCGGCTTAAGGTCGCCCGACTTGGCAACCCTGCGTATCAAAAAAGATTTCAAGCCCTACTCAAACCCCACCGACATCTGCGAGACCGTGGACTATTGCCCGAAGATGTGCAAAGCGAGATATTGAATAAGTGCATCTCGGAGACGATCCTCGTTGACTGGGAGGGCGTAGAATACGAGGGTAAAGCGTTGCCTTACTCGTCCGAGAACGGGCTAAAGTTAATCAGTGAGTTTAAAGACTTCCGCGAGGATGTTTTGACCGTTGCCGGAGAACAGGCGGTCTTTCGCCAGACGGAGGTCGAGGAGTCCTCAAAAAACTCTGCGAAGTCGTCGAGTGGCAAATCCAGTGGGGGCAACACGCCGAAAGATTAGAGCGTAAGCGCGAACGCGGCCAAGACACAGCCGCAACCCGTAAAGCTCTCGACAGCAAGCCAGAACCCTTTTCGGATAATGCTTGGATTCTTGAGGCGTTTTATGCGCTATCAGCCGGAAGACCTTATATTAGTGCAGGGATGGGTGGCGCGTATCCGTCAAGCATCCCGTTCGATTCGGTCGTCAATTATGCGCGGGTATACGGCCCCAACGACCTTGAGGACTTTGACCGCTTTTGGCGCATACTATCCGCAGTTGATCGCGTTTATATTGATCTTACGGTCAAAAAGTTAAACGAAAAGACAAAAGCAAATAAGCCGAAGAGATAAAAAATGGTTGCGACAACAGGCATTGCAATAGAGCTACAGGATAGGACGAAGCAGGGAGCGCGAGCAATCACGCGCTCCCTTGACGATATAAAGAAGTCGGCGCGTGAGACTGCAACGTCTGTTGATAAACTTGACGACAATTTCGACCGTCTCAAGGACGAACTAAAAGAGACGGGCCGCAGTGCCGATAAGGCGGGGCGCGAGTTTGACCAACTCGCAGGGAAAGCGAAAAAAGCCAGTGACGCGACCGGCGGCATGGGCCGAAACTTTACCGCACTGAAAGGTGCGTTTGCCGCTGTTGGGGCTTCTGTTGTTGTTAAACAATTCTTCGACCTCCTCGACGTATCAACCCAGATAAATAACAGGCTCAAGCTCGTAACCGACTCAACGTATGCGCTCGGCTTGGCACAACAACAACTCTTTGAGGTTTCGCAAAAAAGCCGCGTAGGGTTTGACCAGACGGTTGACCTCTACTCTCGCCTTGCTCGGTCCTCGGAAGAATTGGGACTAACGCAGAGAGAGCTTGTTGATATTACGGAAACCATCTCACAGGCTATAACCATCTCGGGCGCATCTGCGGATGCGGCGAGCGCGGCCCTGCTCCAGTTAGGGCAAGGCATCGCGTCGGGGACGCTACGCGGCGAAGAACTAAACTCGGTCCTTGAGCAGACCCCTCGCTTGGCGCGAGCCATAGCGGATGGCATAGGGGTCTCAATCGGCCAACTGAGGGCGTTGGGCGCAGAGGGGGCATTGACAAGCGAGACGGTCGTAAAGGCCATACAGACTCAACAGGGGGCCGTACGGACGGAGTTTGGACAAACCTCTGCGACCATTGGGCAATCGTTGACGACTGTTACCAATAGCCTCACCAAATTGGTCAGCAAGATAGACGAGTCAGCAGGGGTAAGTAATACGTTTGCAAATGCTTTATTAGGAATAGCGGACGCAATAGATGAACTTAGCAAGGCAGAACAAAAGCAGGGGTCCGTCCGGGCGGATGTCCGACGCAGGGAATTGGCCGACGGTTCTACCGAAAGGGAGGGGCTTTTCCCAGAAGGGCAAACTTTCGGGTTTGAACCCGGTGGCCGAGGTCGGGCGAGAAGGGCGCAAGCACAGCAAGACGTAGCGGCGCAAGCGCAGGCGCAAAGAGACGAAGTGCTTAATGCGCTCTTATTTGAGGTTAGTGAAGGATTTAAAGACCTCGCCACAACAGTCAAGGCGGATACGGAACTTGTAAAGGAAGCATTTATTGAAGGGCTGAAAACTCGACCGGCTACAATGGGGCCGCGTCCAACAAGGCGACCCGCAACAGGGCCGAGTCTTGTTGGCCCTGCGTCGTTTGCAGTTGATGAGCGCGTTTTTGGTTTTGAACAACATTTAAAAAATGTCAGCACGGCGCGAGAAATAGAGTCAGCGGTAATAGATGCGACTATCGACGCACTGCGTAGAATAAGCCCAGAGTTGGCCGAGTTTGCTGATGCCGGTCAAGACATATACGACGCGTTTACCTCCGGCAATGTCGCCGCACAAATTACCTCGGTAGCTAGTGGCCTGTTTCTACTGCTTGACACCTTTTTTGGCATAAGCGACTCGGGAGAAAAAGCAAGGCGAGCGTTAGAGGACTTAAACAGGGCATTAGAGCAAGCAGACCGCTCCGCTCAATCTGTTGTTGAGAGTCTTTTCTTTGAAGATATAGCGCAGGGACAGCAAAGAATCTTTACGGTGTTTGAAGATTTCTTTGCGCTACTTAATCAAGGTGCTATCGATATAGGCAATGTAACTGGGGCGATAAATGACTTGCCGGAAACGCAAGCCGATGCGGTGCGGCGTATCTTTGATATTTTGGCCGAGTTTGATGTGTTGGGCGTGGGTGGCACCTTAGAAGATTTTTCAGACAGTGTAGCATACAGTGAGCAACGGTTTGTGGCGGCAGTTGAAGCAAGTTTCGGGTCGTTTGATGAGTTTGAAAAAATCTTCCTGCAAACCTTCGGGGATACCGGATCGTTTGCCGAGGTCGCCACACAGTTCTTTGACACCTCCGAAGCCTTTGACCATCTGCGAGACAGCGCAGAGGATGCCACAACCGCAGTGGACCGACTCAGTGCGGCAGAGCAAGCCGCTACCCGTCTGCGGGTCAACGCGCAAGAGATCGCACTACGGACGCAGTTATCGCAGGAGTTTCGCCGCGCAGGGAGTGATG